GATAGCCTTGCAGATATCCGACCCTGGTTAATTTTCGGATGACCATAGACCTTGCCACGATCTTGCATGATGTCGATTGCATCGATGAGTGCCTTAGTCGCTTTCATCTATTCCTGCCAAAATTCTTGACGTGATATCGAACGACCGCGTGTATAGCCTTCTCGAACGCCATCTTTATGACCTGTCCAGTACCAGACAAAGGAAGTTGCAAACATAACTCCTACGATGCCCATTGCTTGTATCCAAAACATTTGTAGCCCTTCTGCCCCGATACTTTCGGGAACAGGAATAGTGTCACACAGCTAGTGGGATTTATTTGGGAGATTTAGATAACGAAATGGTAACAATTCTGAGTTGTCCATCTGGACATCCACGTCATGTTTTATGTCGTTATCTAGATCGTCCATAACGCTTGCCTGACACAATAAATGTGCCGTCCTTTTCAAGATTGATAATGCTGACCTGCACGTTTGCACCGATTTCCTCGATGATGATAAAGGCCTGCTGCCAGTTCATTGTGCCTTTAGTGTAATGAGCCTGCCTGACATCCATAAGATGTCCTGCTTCCCATCCACGCAGGATACGTCCTATACGACCCCCTGAAGCCTCTGTGAAGGCCGATTGACCTGCTCTGTGAGTGTGTCCACATATAACGCTAATACCATGCCTACGAGCCGCTTCTAGGGCTGTAAGACCAGGTGTAGGTTTTACGCTCTGTTCATCGCCATGAACTGCCACAATGCCCTTAGCAATAGCATACGGCTTCTTGTGGTAGGTAATCCCTAGTTCATCAAGCTTCATAAACTTTTCAAAGCGCAACTCCGGTAATGCCAGGAATGCAGGAATCTTCTTCATTGTGACGTTGTAAAGTCTATCTGTGTGATTGCTACGGATCATGTGAGCTTCTTTAGCATGCTCGACTAATGACCAAAGAACCTCTACTGCTTCATCTCTGTCAGCAGCTAGTGTCTGCTCGTACCATCCTGGCGTGTTTTCTGTCCATCGGGATATTTGTGGGAGATCGATTTCATCTCCAAGTGTAACGACAGAATCGGGGCGGTAAGTCTTAATAAAACTTGCAACATTTTTAACAGCTACTGGATCGTGATAGGGAACTTGTAAGTCTGGAACTACTACAGTTCTTTTCATTCATCCTCATCGTCATACCAGTCTGGCTCTGGGATATTTGGGTTGATAGGCGATGGAAGTATCCATTCAGGATAAGCCTGTTTCTCTACAATAATGGCAAGTGCCAAATCAACATCGAAACCTGCGCGGCGTAATGCACGATACATTTCATGCACTCCGATAGCCCACGCATCTAACTTGGAATAGCCTTCATCCACAAGCTTGTTAGTTGCTTTTCTTGCCATGAGATAAGTGTCACCTCTCCAATAAAGAAATGATTGTTTCGACACGCCCTTCAAGTCGATTCAGTCTGTCATTCATAGAACTTCCACCATTGGGTTTTAGTTCTGCTAAGTAATGTTTTACTAGCCAGCGAATAGAACCTGCAAAGCCAGTAACAATTGAGATAACTGCAACTGCAAGAGCCGCCCAGTTAAGGGCGCTCATTACTTCTGAATGCCCATGCTCAGATCGTTAGGATTTAACCAACGAATAATTGGTGGCAAGCATGATGAAAGTCCGGCAGCAAGTAATGCCTTTGGCTCTGTAACACCAGCTGCTGCAAGTGATAGAACTGCTACTAAAAATGCTCTAGCCCATGAGCCTGCTGCTACTTTAAGGTCTTTCATTTGTTTGCTCCTAGCATTGGGATGTCGAACCAACGACCATTCTGATCGCCTTCTTTAGTGAATGAAATATGGATGTGATGATCGTGGCGGTTAATCCCATCATAAGTACGCCAACTCCAAGATTTCTTAGAGGAAGCGATCTTGCCTGCATAGATGACGTAGCTAATTCTCTTCTCACCAGACTTGGCGCATAGGCGTATTTGGTCGGCAAGATAAGCACCTGTGCTGGGGCGTGTGTCGAGGTTTTTATCCACATCAATAGCCCTGACGTAGCCGTTAGACGGATCGGGATTGTGATCACTTGGACGACTGGCGTGAGCGGCATCGCCTATCCAACCATCGCTTTTACGGTCACGATCAGGATAAGAATCATCAATCTGTTCACGAAGTTGTTGCCCTGCTTTACAGAGGAGTGGCTTCATCAGGAATTATCCAATTACATTTATTTTCATCAAAGCCGATTGCATTTGATGGTTCTGGTGCAATAAAAGCATCACGAACTGGATCATAAGAAAAACCTATGCCAGCGTAATTCTTGCGAATCTTTCCGTTGTATGAAGTACGTTTGCAAGTAAGACCACGAAAGTTCCCATACCAAGTTTCAGTATCTAAACCTTCAATGAGTTCTGTTTCGTCAATACCTACAATAACTTCTGTAACAATGTTATTGCTATCTAAAAATGCGTAATGTGCCATTATGCCCAACTCACATTTCCAGTACCAGCAGTAATTGTTGTAACCTTATTTGCTCCAGAAGTTGCTGTTGAACCAGTTAATCCTGCGCCAACAGTTATTGTGTAACTACTTGGATAACTTAAAATTACAACTCCAGAACCACCTGCGCCGCCGGTATGAGGCCCACCAGAATCGGATGCAGCACCGCCACCAGAACCTGTATTTACCGTACCTGAAGTCGGTGCAACTGTTCCATCCCACGTTCCAGAATTACCACCACCACCAGAGCCACCTAAAGTAGGGTTTGGTGCTGTGCTTTGATTTTTACCACCGGCACCACCACCTGCTCTTGTAACGGACGTTCCTGTAATACTTGAAGCTAAACCTGCACCACCTGCGCCTGCGTTGCTATTTGTTGCATCAACACCAGCGCCACCGGCTCCACCGCCACCGCCGCCTGCTGCACTTGAACCCCCACTTGTAGATGCTTTACCGCCCTGATTTCCTTGTCCAGAAACTCCGGCAGTATTTGTTTGACTTGTAAATGATGATCCACCAGCAGAGCCACCAGAACTTCCAGCGTTTCCTGCTGATTTGCCAGAACCGCCGCCGGTTGATGTAATACTTGAAAATACTGAGTCACTACCATTTGTACCGCCAAAACCGCCAGCAGCTCCACCTGTGCCACCGCCACCAACGGTTACTGTGTAATTTGTTGCCAATACAAATGCAACAGTATCTGTTCGATACCCACCTGCGCCACCGCCGCCTAATCCAACATATGATCCGCCACCGCCGCCACCGGCAATTACCAGGTATTGCACGTTTTTAGCAGCTCCGCCGCCAGATGAAGATATACCAGCTACTACATTAAGCATTATGCAATACCACCAACAACGTACCAAGTATCTGTAGCAGTTTTAATACAAACTGCTGATTTGTATTGTGCAAGGGTAGGAGCTGCTGCTGTTGCTCCAGCAGATAGGACTGTTGTTGTTCCTGATGTAACTGCTGAGATTGTGCAAGTACCAGCTCCGATATTCATAACTGTTATTACCGTTCCAACTGGATGTGCCACAGAGGCATTAGTTGGAATCTTAAAAGCATTAGCTGAGGCGTTGCTCATTGTTACTAGAACTTGATATGAATCTGTAAGAACAGATGTGTAGGTTGTGCCTGTCTGAGCATTGAGGGTGAATGCGACTAGCCCATTGAACATGGTGCTAGTGAGGACATCACCTGTTGCTGCTGGGAATCCGCTTGCCATTATTACTCCTTAGTACGATAGTACGTTAGTGCCTAGAATACCGTATAATGTCGATCCAATTATGAATCCATCGATTATTGGTTCCAGGGTGGTGAATTGGGTTTTCCAAGAATTAGGGGTAATGCTGTGAGCAACCCCGAATACCTGTAAAGTTTTAGATAGCGTTGAAGTGCCAGTAACGGCTGGCTGAGTTGTTGTGATGGTTACAGGATCAAAGAAATCTAAACCCAAGCCTGCAACTATGCCTGCATCATAATTTGCTGTATAAAGGTCAAGGGTTATAGCATCACATCGAGTAGTTGTTTCAGCTCTTGAAGCCACATAAGCGCGAGCATAATCAAGGGCTGTTGTATCAGTTTCCATGAGCAAATTCTGCTGGTTATATGAGTGAGTAAAATATTTATCGATTGAAGCCTGGTTGATTGCTGACTGAGTTGTTCCACCTGTGCGAGTA